CGCACCGTGTGAAGCAGTTTATGAACTACTACATTACTAATGTGATGGAGGACTACACTCCTGACATGGACCAGATGTTGTTTTATTTACCGCTGGCGGGAAGTACTTTTAAAAAGATTTACTACGACGAGAACTTAGGTCGTGCGATAAGTAAGTTTGTCCCTGCGGAACATTTGGTGGTTCCTTACGATACTTCTGACTTAGATACTTGTCCGAATATCACGCAGGTTGTGCGTATGGACTTGAACGATTTGCGTAAGAAGCAGGTTGCTGGGATATATCTTGACATTGATGTGATACCTTCTCAGGGGGATGTTACTGGTATTCGTGACGAGATTGACCGGATTGACGGCTTTGAGCCGAATCAGATTGATTACGACTGCACTTTGTTGGAGTGCCATGTTGATCTGGATCTTGAGGGCTACGAGGATATTGGTGAGGACGACGAGCCCACAGGTATTAAGGTTCCTTACATTGTCACTATTTCACAGGACAACGGCGAGATCTTGTCGATCCGGCGTAATTACGCAGAGGAAGACGAGAAGAAGAAAAAAATAAGTTATTTTGTACATTACAAGTTTTTGCCGGGATTTGGCTTTTACGGACTTGGTTTAATCCACACGATTGGCGGATTGGCGCGTTCTGCAACATCATCACTACGTCAGTTGATTGATGCTGGTACATTGTCTAACTTACCTGCTGGGTTCAAGGCCCGCGGCCTGCGGATCAGGGATGACGACGATCCTTTACAGCCGGGTGAATTTAGGGATGTGGATGCTCCGGGCGGTGCAATTCGTGACAGTTTGATGCCATTACCGTTCAAGGGACCGGATCAGACGTTATTTAATTTGTTAGGGTTTGTTGTACAGGCTGGTCAGCGTTTTGCTACGATTACGGACATGAAGGTAGGCGACGGCGATCAAAGTGCTGCTGTTGGAACTACTATTGCCATGTTGGAGCAGGGGTCCCGTGTAATGAGCGCGGTACACAAGCGGCTTCATTATGCGATGCGTTTAGAGTTTAAGATCCTTGCGCGTGTAATGGGCGAGAGTTTGCCACAAGAGTATCCTTATTCGGTTGCGGGTGACGATGCTAGTGTCATGGCTTCTGACTTTGACGGTCGCGTAGATGTTGTTCCTGTATCTAATCCGAATGTATTTAGTCAGGCGCAGCGGATTGCTTTAGCTCAGACTAAATTACAGTTGGCGTCTCAGGCTCCTGAGATACATAACATGCACGAGGTTTACCGGGACATGTATGAAGCGCTGGGCGTGAACGATGCTGACAGATTGATGCAGTCTTTACCGGACGACGAGCCGCGGCCTGCGGACCCTGCTCAAGAGAACATAAATGTTTTGGACATGATGCGTTTACATGCGTTTACGGGTCAGGACCATCAGTCTCACATTATGGCTCACTTGGTATTTGGTTCTAGTCCGGCTATTGCCCAGATGCCGCCTGTTGCTATGTCTTTACAAAAGCATGTTTTGGAACATGTTAAGATACAAGCGGAGGAGCAGGCTATGGCTCAGATGGGTCAGATGCAGTCTCAAGGCGGCGACGAAGCTCAGATGGAGATGCAATATCAGGCTATGGTTGCTCAGTTGGTTGCACAGGGGATGCAGAAGGTAAAAGAGCTTTCTGGACAAATATCTGGTCAGGGACCGGATCCTTTGATACAGTTGAAGGAGAAGGAGTTGGAGATCAAGGCTCAGTCAGAGCAAGCGGATGCACAAGTGGATCAGGCCAAATTGCAGCTTGATGCTCAGAATCAGCAGATGCGTGGTCAACAGTTCCAGCAACGTCTTGCGAGCCAAGAGGCTCAAACGGACAAACGGATTGATAGCGCAATGCAGCGTGAATTGTTAAAACAGCAAAGAGGACAATAGAATGGCAAAAGTAAAGTTTCAAGGTTCTGCACCGGGTCCTGCTCCGAAGGCAGTTCCTTATGCTCAGATTGATAAGCAGGGACGTATTCCTTATGGCAAGACTGCGGACGTTAAGGTTCCTACGTCTATGAAGCGTGGCACGGCTCGCGGCATGGGGGCTGCAATTAAGGGCGGCGGCTACTTGGAGTGCTAAGAGGTGGAGATGGATGCGCTATGGAATTTTGTACTAACGGCTGGAGTGGGAGCTTTGGGCTGGTGGATAAAATCCCAACATTCTGAACTAAACCGCGTAACCATCTTGCTAAACAGAACTCGTGAAGAGCTTGCCAAGGAGTACTCAACTAAAGTCGAGAGCAACGCATCCATAGACCGATTGATAACCCGGTTGGATGCTCTCGACGCAAAAATGGATAGGATGCTAGAACGCTAGAACAAGAAAGCTCCCGTTATGTTAGATCCTGTTAGTGCGATAGCTCTTGCCACAAGCGCCTATAAAGGAATTAAAAAGGCTTGTGAAGTAGGCAAAGAAATAAGCAGCTTCACAGGCGCTATCTCACAGTTTGCTAAAGCGTCTAGTGACATAGACTTTCTTGAACAGAAATCAAAAAAACCCCCATTATACAAGATTTTTTCTGACACACAGTCTAATGCTTTAGAGATCTGGACACAGAAGCAGAAGCTAAAAGAAATGAGAGAAGAGCTTAAAGAGTATATAAGTTTTGTGTATGGACCATCTGCTTGGAGAGAAATAGTGGCTATTGAGGCGCAACAAAGAAAAGAACAGCGAGAGCTAGTTTATGCAAAGAAGGAAGCTATAGATAATTTAATTAACGGAATTATTATTACTATAATCTGTTCAATCGGTATCGGTATCGCCGCGGTAGTTATATATTTTGTAGGCAAGCAGCAGGGCAAATGGTGAGTGATTCTTGTACAAAGAGGAAAAAACTACGTTGTATATGACAAACGTGGAAAAGTAGTTATAATAACTGTAGATAGGCACATTGCTATAAGTTACGCGAGGCAAAAAAAATGACAGAGTTCGACAAAGCAGACCTAAACAATAACTCAACTATTGAGCGCACCGAATGGAATTTGCTTGCGCTTGAGGACCGTAGGCTTGAGATACACGACCAAGATTTAAAACGTAATGCAGAACGTAGGTTCACAGGTTTTGCTTTAGCTGGGATGTTAATCTACCCATTTATTATTCTTTTTGCTTCGGTGCTGGGTTTTGACAAAGCTGCTACTCTTATCACAGACATAGCCTCTGTTTACGTTATTGCTGCATCTGGGGTTGTCGCTGCCTACATGGGCTTCAATGCCTACTCTGCAAATGCGGATAAGAAGAAAGCGTCTATAAGCTACGATGATAGGGAGCCACAGAAATGAGTTTAATTGCTTCTTTAATCGGGCCTGTGTCTGGGATCTTAGACAAGGTAATTCCTGACTCTGACATGAAAGCCAAGCTGGCACACGAAATAGCAACCATGTCCGACAATCATGCCCAGCAAGCTCTCTTAGCTCAGTTGGAGATTAATAAAGCTGAAGCGGCGTCTGGTAGCTTGTTCAAGGGAGGGTGGAGGCCCGCCGTTGGCTGGGTATGCGCCTTGGCGTTTGCATATCATTATTTACTTCAACCTCTCTTGGTTTTTATTCTTACGGCTTCTGGCGTTGATTTACCTGAACTGCCTGTGTTTGATATGTCTACGCTCCTTACAGTTCTGGGTGGACTTTTAGGAATTGGTGGTTTGCGATCATATGAAAAAACAAAAGGATTAACAAAATGAAGATGACAGAAATTGGTGTAAACATGGCGGGTGATCCTGTTTATAATGTTTATAATGATGATGGGACTTTGTTTAAAACCACAATCTATACAAAAGACGAGGCGCAAGCTCTTGTTGTTGGCAACGTAAACGATGTTGATATTATTGAAGGTACGTCTGTACCTGACTATCAGGGCATGAAAAAATTAGAGCTAGAAGCTTTAATGAGAGAACATGGTATAGAGTTAGACCGACGCAAGTCTAGGGCAGATCTTTTAGCTGAAGTAGATGCTTTCTTTAAAGGATAGGTAATGGAAAACAATGTTATCATTGACACGAGTGGTGGCAGCGATGTTGAAGCAGGCATAGAGTTTATCTACCACATGCGGGAGCATATAGTGGATGTTACCGTGGCTACGGTTTATGGCCTTGTGGTGTTTGCTGCTGTGTTGTGGTTGAAAAAGAAGTTCTCAACTTGATGTGGGTTCTTGTTTGGGTACAGATAATATCAGGAATGCCTGCTGAGTATTTTCAGTTAGGCGTATATGAAAGCAAGACTGTTTGTGAACAAGTAAGACAAAACGCAGAAATGATGGTAACGCACAACGGCATTGTTGTAGCGTGTTTAGGAGTAGAGCTATGAAATTTATTGTAAAATGGTATAACAAAATTCGAGATCGGTTCAGTGGTGTGGTTTACCACGAAAGCCCTGTAGCCAAGGTTAGTCCTAAGAAAGTAGTTAAAGTTAGTTCTAAGAAGAAAAAAGGAAAAAAGTAATGGCCTTTAAACTAAGTTCACGAAGCGAGGCCAAGCTGGAGGGACTAGACCCACGGCTTGTTGCGGTTGTTAAATTAGCTATCCACAAAACAAAGATCGACTTTGGTGTGATATGTGGCATGAGAACTACGGAAGAGCAGAAGGCTCTTGTCGCAAAGGGCGCAAGCCAGACAATGAAGTCCAAGCATCTTCAGGGCTATGCGGTAGACTTAATGGCCTACATTGGCTCTCGTGCATCTTGGGAACTGAATTTGTACGATGACCTTGCAGACGCTATGGCTGAAGCGGCTAGAGAGGTAGACGTTCCTATTCGTTGGGGCGCGGCATGGCACATATCAAACATAGCCCAGTTTAAAGGCAGTATGGAAGAAGCTATGAATGA